CGCAGTGTCTATAGTATCTTGGTTAGTTTGTATCAAGTCAGCTGCTACCTGCGCGGCATCTGCTGCTGCACTAGCTTCACTTGCTGCTGCATTATTCTCGCTCACTAAAGCCGCTGCTGCACTTGCTAGAGCTTCCGCAGCTTTGTTTGTAGCTATTGTAGCATTATCATCAGCTAGTAGTATCTCTGCCATATTAGGAATTACATCAGATACGATAGTATTGATATTTGTACTATTAGCAGCTACAGCATTAACATTACTAATATTTGTACCTGTTGCATTGACATTGGCTATATTCGTAGCTACTGTATTTATCTCTGATAAAGGCTCAAGTAAGTCAAGACCTACCGCATTTACATTTGCTATATTAGCTGAAGTTACATCTACATGAGCGATAGATGTTGCCACTGTGTTTACGTTAGCTATTGCCAATCCTACTGTATTGACATTTGCTATCGACCCAGCTACTGTATTAACACTTCCTATACTCCCGGACGTCACATCTACATTACCTATTGACGCATACACTGTATCAATAGCAACTTTATCTGTAAATAAACTATCCAGTGTTATCTTATCAGCAAACAAACTGTCAAGCTTACTCTTATCAGCGAATACACTATCTAATTTTGCTTTATCTAGATACAGACTATCTAGTGTAGCCTTATCGAATTTTAGACTATCTAGTGTAGCTTTATCAGCAAACAGGGAATCCAGAGTTACTTTATCTGCGTATAGTGAATCCAGTGTTAATTTGTCAGCGTACAGGCTATCCAAGGTAGCCTTGTCAGCCACTAAGCTATCTAGTGTTAACTTATCTGCATATATGCTATCAAGCTTTAACTTATCCGCAAAGATACTATCCAAAGTTGCCTTGTCAGCAAGTAAACTATCTAGAGTTGCTTTATCTGCATATAACGAGTCCAATGTCGCCTTGTCTACAAATAGACTATCAATAGCTGCTTTACTAGCGTATAGTCCATCTAACGTTAACTTATCCGCATACAATGAATCAAGTGTAAGTTTATCTGTATACAAGCTGTCTAGTGTAGCTTTATCTGCAAAGATACTATCTAGTACCGCCTTGTATGCATATAGACTAGTGATAGTGTCACGGATCGCATACACGCCTTCTATAGCCTCTCCCGATATACTAGCCACTTCAAGTATATGTAGTATGTTAGTAGCTACCGTAGTGACTGAAGCGATTGCATTCCCAACTGTACTCACATTGTCTATTGCATCAGCTACTATCAATACATTGTCATAGGCACTATCATCTATATTTCTAGAGACTGTGCTTGCAGTAGTAATTAAGCTACTTTGTCTTTTCATATAAATCCTTTTACAGCTACGTTGCGTATTCTTATATCATCAGCAGTGACTAGTCCGTACTCTCTAGCAGCTATACAGCTCTTATCGAACCTCATATAATGAGTATTATTTTCTGTGTTGATATTACCATCTATAGATCCATGCCCTCTATACCCAATATAGTGTAGTAGTGCCTCATATAGCGATGCAGGTAGTTTTATGATATCAGTAGTTAGGGTTATTTTAGTTGGGGTAGCTGCATATACTACAGATATATATGTCCCATTAGTAGGATTAGGTACTTGCAGAGTATCGTAGCTAGGGGTTAGTACAGACAGAGGTTCATCTTCATTATTCAGCTCGATAGCAGTGCCAGTCTCATCATAGGCACCTACTATGTATATAAGATCACACCCACTAGGCATACTTACATTTAGTGCTGAAGAGTTTAATGTATACAGAGTAGTGTTTTCATCTAGTGTTACTATAGCCTCTTCTACTCTTAGGTTGAATTTCTTATATAGTTCTAGCATTCCCATATTAATGAAGGATATTACAGCATCTACATCGTCTTTTACAGCTAGTTGTCGTAGCTCACCATACTTAGCGTCAGTAATTACATCAGATACAAGCATACCACCACCTTAAAGTTTTATATGCAAGTATACCATAACTATTTAGAATATTAGTGAGTTTCTAAAACTTTCTCCTTCATCCTCTAATTCCACCCACATGCTAGTACCCTTAGCTACATTTAACTCATAAGCAATCTCTTCACTAGGCTTCCATACTTGCAGACTACTAAGCATACTTACAGTATCTATAAAGTCATCATGCTTACTCTTAAACCCACCAGCACTAGCATTCTTAAGCTCGTCCTTAGCTTCTATAACTAATTCACTATTATCCATATCTTTAGGCAGCCAAATCTTTTTAGCCTTAAATAGAGGTACTACTGTATTAAATCTTACCATTTTATTAGTATTAGGTCTTATACCAGGCTTACTGTCATTTCCTTCACTAGCTAAATTAAAGAATATATTTCTCTCTATCATCTGACTTTGTAGCCACTGTATAAACCCACCTTGCTGACCTGTAACCTCCACACCAACACTCTGTGGCTTATACTGATTAACAAATCTAAATACATCATCTATATTCTTATCCATTAACTGTCTCTTACATGTACCATCAACTAATAACCAATCTCCATTATTATTATATGCCCATACACTTATAACACTATAGTCTGAGCTAGTCTTCTCACTTGTAGCAAAGTCTGTAGTAATATAAAAGTTATATCTACTCTTATTACTCAATACACTACTTCTATCATACCAAACTATATCATCATCCTGAATCAATCTATCTTCATCACTCATAATTCTTAGCATCATCTCTTGATAGAACGTATCTATCTTACCACTCTTTAAAGCTTTATCATATTGAGCTTTAACATACTCATAATCAAATCTATCTTCCCAACTACCTCTAAACTCCTCCTTAGTACAAGGGAATTTTTCACATACTGGATAGACATTAGAGTACCAAGCACCACTCTCTATAGCTTTATACAGAGGATCTTTGGCATTAAATGGAGTACCTGACCAGATAGTCTTTCTTCTACTAGGATGTAATGCATAATCTATAGCCTTATATACAGTATCCTCAATACTAGCTATTACAGTAGCAGACCTAGCATCCTCATCA